CTGTTTCTAGAATGTAGTTTTTGAAATGCTCATTATATTGATATATAATGTTTCTCCACTCATCAAATGTAATTTTTATGGTGGGATTTTTTCTGCAGAAATTGTTGTAGTTTTCTTTACTGGAGCTTCTCCAGTCAATCTTGGTTCGCATTAACTAGTTGGTTTAGCATTAGGAGCTTGACCATCTATACCATCAAATGTCATGTCTGTTTTAATGCTAAAGTAAGTAGATAATAGTTTTTGAGATGTTAACTCTAATACTTGTTTTTCTAAATAACCAGGACATCCAAACTCCTTGTCCAATGGATTCATACAGTATTCTTCATCGCTCACTGTAGGAGTTGGGCCACATGCACAGTCTGATGGGTATAGTATCTCATTAGGAACATCTTCTTCAAAGAATGCAGAAATTCTCACTGAGTGCAAATTAGGATTATTAATATATAAATATCCTCCATTTGCTATCCAGTAATATTGTTCAGCCCTAATGATAGGTAGCTTTAATAAATTTAAGTATCTGTTAATTGTGATCTCTTTAAATCTTTTTCCTTTACCACCCATAGCGTTGATAGAATATACACCTTGTATTAGATATTGATAGTTACCTTCACTGATGCGAGGAAGTTTGAATCTGCTTCTTGCCACTTGACAAGGATCAACATACTCACAGCAATCAGAAATAGGAACCTCTATCATCTCTAAACAAGGAAGCGTTTGGAATACAGTGTCTGTAGCCCAAAGCTTTCTGAGATTTGTTTCTCTCTTTACTAGTAAAAATGTATTGTTTCTAACCTCAGACGCAACAACCCTATCAGTGATAAGGTTATCTGTTGTTAATAGTTTGTGCATTGCACGAACATCTGAGACCATTTTTCTTAATGTAGCCATTATAAATACTGTTTGAATATATTTGTTATTCCTTCATCTTCATCTATTAAGAAGCCTGTAACTTCTGCTTTAGACATTGTGTGACCATTCTTATCATCCCATAGACTCTTAGCATTAGAGAATGCTGGGATTTGGTAAAACTTAATACCATTGAAATCATGACTCACTTCATGATGTTTATCTCCTGTGAATATATAGAACTTATCATGGAAAGACCACGCTGCTCTATATTCTATTGGAAACAATGCAGCAAGCTTTGCAGGTTTAATAGCATCTCCATGATTAAACATCAATGCTGATTGACCATAGCTTATATACTTTCTATACTTAGGAGAACAATCAAATGTTACTCTTTCTGTATTTCTAAAGTAGGTTTGTAACCAATTCACCATATGCCATCCTACAAACTCATCATGATTACCTGCTACATATACTACCTTCACTTCATGACCATATTGTAATAACATTGTAATCATTAAGATCTCATGTCCACAGATATATTCAAAAGAAGTATGATATGTGTGAGTGTTAGTTTGAGGAGTTCCTTTTGTAGTCATACCACTGTATTCACTATTGAACTCATCAGAACCAATGATGTATGTAATTTGTTCTAAGTTATTTGAGAGCTGAGCTTGATTAGCTATCAACTCCACTTTGTACATGATATGAGCTAATCTGTTAGTAACATCATTGTTACCATCTATGTCATATTTGTTCAAGTGAGAGTCTTGTTTGTTGATGACTAACATACCTTTTGGTTTGTCAAAGTCAACCTTAGGACTCATAACTTCTTGAGACACAGGCTTATATGAAGCTAAAAAGTCTACAAACGCATCTTGAAAAACTTGTTCTGTAGACTTCTTCCCTAACCAGGCTTTGACTTGCCAATGTGGATTTCCACCATTTCCCCAGTAGTTCTGTACGTACTTGGTGATTTCCCATTTGTCTGTGTCAATCTTACACTTTACTATGAGCTCATCTAAGCTCTTAATTTCATCTTTACTATTGAAGACAACCTCTCCTGTTCCCTTGGCTATGTCCTCTTCAAATCTCACTATTGTTTCCTCTAGCTCAGAAACATAGTTACCTACCTCTGCCACTTCTTCAACAATCTCTCTATTTCTTAACTCTACTAACAACTCATCAACGTCTGCTTCTGTAATTCCAAGCTTGTCAGCGTAGAACTTTTTACTCTTTTTCCAATGTAGGATTTCTTCTAGCTGATTCAGTAATGCTTGATTCTCAGGCATATGTAGTTTATTTTGGTTAAAAATTATTGTAAAGATAGGAACTATTTCTGAATTTCCCAAAAATAAGTTAACTATTTTGGTTATATGGAATAACTTTTTTAGTTATAGTTAAAACAAAAACTCCCAGGGTAGAAACCCCAGGAGAACTTCCTGTAAACCAACAAACAGGATTTTTAAAATTGTATTAGCATTGGAACTCATAATATTCAAAACTGCCACTTATAAGCTTCCAAGATATATTCTCTGAATCATAGAATAAAGCAGTGATAGGAGCACCTACAGCGTTTCTAGCAATTGCTGTACATGTTATAGGACTACCTCCTCCTAGGCCTGCAAATGAGTCACCATTAGCTACAAATAAGGCATAGTCAGAAGCATCTAAGTATATTCTTAAAATTGAACCTGTAGGACATCCATCATATCCAGCATAACGTCCTATATCAGCTAAATATAATGCCTCTGGATTAGGGGTTGTAGATGTAGAAGTTGTACTTGTACTACTTGTAGAAGTAGTGGTGGTTGTTGGAGCTCCAGATACAACTAAGTAAAGGTCTCTTTGACAAACTCCTGTAGATCTTACAAGAACTTCTGTAGTTCCTTCTGGAGCTAAGATTGATGTATATCCAGCAACAAGAGCTGCTCTAGAAATACCAGTTTCAAATGCTGTTGTGTAACCATTTGCATTTGAGTATAAGTTGAATGGACCTGTATCAGATCCTGCTAGGGTAAGTGTTATTAATACTGTCATATTGGTTTATTTTATTAAGTAGGGATAACTGTCACTGAAGTTATTGTTAAACATGGATTTATACATCCACAGTTACTAAACCAGCCAACAACAGTATCTCCTATATAGAAGTTATAGTTTCCACCACTAGCATCATCATATACAACAGCTAGATAACCATTTGATGTTGCAGCTGTATTAAATACTACTGTGTAGTCTCTTTGAGTTTCATATTGACCAGGACAACAAAAACATTCTCCTGCAAAAGTGTCAGTATATCCATAAGACTGAATTGTAGCTGGTACACCAGCTGAAACAATATCTTGATATCTAGGACATCTATTACTGGGATAGTTTATAAAAGGAACACTAGTTGTACTTGTGTAATAGTAAATAGTTATATCTCCTTTAGTAACTATTTTGTTACCTGTAGGAGCACTTCCTCCAACAAGGGTAAGTCCCATAGTGTTTAACTCATTCCAAGTAACTAAAGCGTTGTTTGTTAGCATTTAACTATAATTGTTTTATAATATACAAGCTCCATTACAAGTTGTAGCAGATGGAAGAGTAAGTAATACTGCAGGACTACCTGGACTAGTTGATTGTGTTATTTGATAAACAAATCCAGTTCCACCTATATCTGCATAGAATCTATTTATTATAACAGAAGTTCCAGTTGGAAATCTTACTAATACATTTGTACTTGTTATATTACAACCTGAGCAATTATATTCATCTGCTAAATAATAGTCATAGCCTGGAGGTGGTGTAGTTGTAGTTGTTGTAGTGCTATATATAAAAGCTTTTCTATATATTTGTTTCCAAGGATAACTAGTGGTGGCTTTTGGTGTAAAGCTTGTACCTCCATCAACACTATAATTAAATTGACCTACATTAGATAACATCATTGCTATATAATTATTTGTTATACCAGCAGTAACAACATTACCACCAGCTATACCAACAGTATCAATAAATGTTTGAGCTATAGGAAAAGTATTTCCAAAATTAGTAGAAGCAACTAATACAGGTGCTAATCCACCACTCAGAAAGGGTACATAATCGTTTCCATCAGTTGTCCCCACCATAGTTTTTCCATCATCTGATATTGTAGCAGAAATAAAGCCAGAATTTGAAGCTCCACCCAAAACATAAGCAGTTGTACTTGAAACCTTTTGAGTAAAACTTGTACCATAATTATTTGAAACATATGCTTTTATACCCTTTTCACCAAACAATCCAGGTCTTAACCAATCTGAAGTTAAAAATTGGTGTTGTCCAGTATAGCTTAGAGCAATATCAAAATATGCATCATATTCACTGCTTCCACTTTTTGTAAAAGATGCTCCATAGTTACTTGAGTAAAGTCTATAAGAAAAAGGTCTACGAACGTTAGGATATCCAGGATCAGTCTCATGAGCAAAAACAGCAGTTATATATTGACCATTGCCTGATACAGATACTTTTCCTGATTGTTCAAGATAGTCCTCTAATACATTATCACCAAAAGTTCCAGAAAAGAAAGCTCCATAATCTGATGAAATAGACATAAGAGAAACAGCATAAGCTGTACCTACAGGACCAGTACTATTAATACCAGCAACAGCTATATACTGTCCATTATCAGACATTGCTACACCAGTAGCATAAAATCCTATAAGTGCACCACTTAGTGTTCTAGCTGTAAAAGATACACCACCATCATTAGATATATATACTTGATTATTTTGGCTAAAACTTATTGCAGCAATATTTAGTCCTGTAATATCTCCAGCTATACCAGTCCAAATTAATGATGGTAATCCTGAAAGAGCTGTAAAAGTATTTCCTCCATCTAGTGATTTATAACCAGCAGTACTTGCTACACCATACATTGTATATGGAGATGCACTAGTGATACCTGATAAATCATTTTTAGTTACTAATTCGTTTGGAGCTTTAGCAGCATATGAAGGAAGTGATGTATTTATATTAACATACGTATTAGCTTCAGTTTTTGTTATTTGCTTTAAATTAATAGGTATAGTAGTTTTAGCAGTGAAGTATCCTTCAGATACACCACTTTGCAAATTAGTAAAGCTAATAGTTTGATTTGACAATAAACTACTATATGACATATTATTTTAATTTAGCTTCTAACTCAGCAATACGTTTTTCTAATTGAGCAATCTTCCAGCTATGTACTTGTGTGTAATCCACTACTAAGAAACCATCTTCTTTTTCTTCTACAGCATCAGGTAATACACTGTGTACTTCTTGTGCAATATATCCCCAATGAGTTTTATTATCTCTTTCTTCATCTTTCCAAGTGAATGCTACAGTTTCTAAATTATTTGATGGAATGGCTGTAATTATATCTTTAAGTCTTGAGTCAGAGTTTTGGAAGAAAGAGTCTGCATATATTGAATTACCACTTACAGTTACAAGTGAATTTGTATATCCAGAGTTTGATGTAGAACATATAACTATTGCTCCTGCAGTTGCTGGAGAGATAGTTGTAAATCCAGGACCTGGAGCACCAGGAGAACCAGGAGAACCTGCAGGACCAGGAGAACCAGGAGAACCAGTACCACCTGGAGTACCTGGAGAACCTGTTGGTCCTGGACCACCTGGAGTACCTGCAGGACCAGTACCACCTGGACCTCCTGTTGGGCCTGTTGGACCATTAGCTCCACTAGTTCCACTAGAACCATTGCTACCAGGACTACCAGGAGTACCAGAACCACCAGAAGTACCACTTGTACCTGTACTAGTTCCACTAGAAGCAGATGTACCTGCACTAGCTGATGTACCAGCTGTAGCTGAAGAACCTGAGGTTCCATTAGTGCCAGCTGTACCAGCTGTTCCTGATGAACCAGATGTTGCAGATGTTCCTGCTGTAGCACTAGATCCACTAGTTCCTGCAGTTGCAGATGTACCAGTTGAACCAGATGTACCACTAGATCCGTTACCACCAGCAGCTCCAAATAAGTTTACAGTCCAAACTGCATATGTTCCTGAACCTGTTGTTGTTGCTACATTAACAACCATAACACCTGTAAGGCTATCATAGCTTGTAACAGAGCCTTGCATTGTATTAGACACATCATATGTCAAAAGCACTGTTTGAACAATACTATAAGCTAATCCTGTACTAATAGTTAAAGTTTGAGTACCAGTTCCTATTGTTAAAGATGTGACAGAAGATGATAGATATCTATCTCCATCTATACCAGCTGTACCAGATGTACCTGCTGGTCCTATTGAACCTGATGTACCAGACGTACCCATTGTACCATCTTCAGCAGATGTACCTGAACTTCCTGAACTTCCAGAAAGACCAGCAGAACCAGACGTACCAGCAGTTCCAGAAATACCAGCAGAACCTGATGTACCATTAGAACCTTCTCTACCAGAACTTCCAGATGTACCATCAGATCCAGAAGTACCACTTGTACCAGATGAACCAGCAGCACCACTAGCACCTGAGCTACCTGAAGTGCCAGATGAACCAGCAGGTCCTGTAGCACCTGAACTTCCAGATGTTCCAGCTGTACCTGTGCGACCACTAGAACCAGAAGTTCCAGACGTACCATTAATACCAACAACACCATTGCAAAGAGCGTCATCTATTTTTGATAGAGCACAGTCTAAGTTATCTCCAGTGTGAATTCCTGAACAAGGAAGGTTGGGTCCATTATATATAACATTGCCTGCTGTGGTTTCACAAGGAAATGAACCACAGTTTTGATTAGGTTGATAGTAAGCGTTGTAACAAGGATCTCCAGGATTGCAAGCCATTTTATAATTAGTTTAATAAGATTAAGGAATGTACATTATATAATATGCAGCTATGACAGGTTGAATGTTTGCGTGAGCTGCTCCACCACCTGTATTAGCATTTGTAACACTTGTGTTTATATCAACAGAAAGACTAACACTACTTGTAGTTTTAACATTTGATGAAGGTTGACTACCAATTACATTTGAACCATCTCCAGCACCTTTATTTAAATAACTAATAGTATGACTATGAGGATTTGGAGATATAGTACCAACAGATGTAGCAGTTGCACCATGTGAGTGAGAAGGCATCTGTGACGCAATAAGTGTCACTGTATTTGCACCAGCTGTATTAAATATTGCATAGTTTGGATTACCAGGGTTTGCAGGATTAACTGCAGCATCCAATGGACCACCTGGGACATTTTGAATAGCTCCAACACCAACACGTCCTCTTCTATCAGGAGTGCCATTTAAGCCATTGCATAGATATACCTTATAGAAACCAGCAGAATTTAAACCTGCACCTGTTCCATCAAAGTTAGTTAATGATCCATAGTATTCATATGCTACATATGGCACCATTTTTAAGTATTGTTGGTTTGAACCACCACCACCTTGACTAGCTAAATAAGCTGCAATCAAAGCGTCTAAGTCTGCTAGCTTAACATAGTTTGTATCTACATCAAGTGTAAGAGCAGCAAGATCAGCTACTGTTGTACAAAGCTTTGTTATAACAGCTTGTAAAATATCATGAGTGTCAGAAGAAGCTGTTACTCCTGTAAGACAGCCAATTGAATAATCAG